CCCTTCGAGCAAAACTATTTATTTGCAGCTGGTGGATCAAATGATGCTGAACTGGCCAATCTTTACTTGAGAGGAGACTGGAAAGCTGCAGTCCCCGGTGAATATGGGGCGTATTCAGAGCCTGACTGGAACAAGTATGTAGGCGAGAACGGCTACTTCAGTGCTCGTCCAGACATGACGGGTCATATGGGCGAAGACGGTAAGGCTTTGCCGTCACCGGAGCTCGCGCCGAAAGAAGAGGATCCAGCCGAGCGCTACAAGGAGAGATTTGAAGAGAAGGTCAAAGAAGGGGGCGGAGACGCAGAGGTTCCGATCGAATCGATGATCACCGATTACGTCCCTGAGAAGACCGGTGAAATCGGCACCCAAAAGACAGCAGCGGCGGAAGAACCTACTTCTGAGGCGCCAGCACCTGGGGATGCTGATGCTGGCAATGTTGTGGAACCCATCAAGGTCCAGGCAGAGGCTCAAAACGAGCTGAAGCAGCTCGATAGCAACGTTGGGTATTTGACGTCAGGCGCGATCCGGAAGTATTACAACTCCAGGTTCCGCTAATGGGTAAGGGGCTGGGATCAAATCCCAATCGAAACTTTGGGCTTCCCTCAATGCGGAGGCCTATTCGGCCCAAGGCGAAAGGCATCTACCCAGACGCTACGACAGGAGCTGGGGAGTACGGCTCGACCCAGTTCCCAACGATCGTTGAAAGCTACAACCGCGAGTCAGACTTCAAGCGGTGGAAAATGGGCCAAGAGATGTTCTTTGGCACTGGAAAAAGCTGGGGTGATCAGCAAATAAATGTCCTGGCTCGATTTCTCAATGGCAATGCAAATCTGACCGACGAGATTGACGAGGAAGGAAGTAAAGAGGTCGTAACCATCTTCCCCAGCTCGACAAGTCCTGAAGGCGCTTGGTATGTAGCAACTCGTGTCAGGGGCAGCTTCTTGTTCCCTAACGCCATTCAGGCGTCAGCGCTGACGTACAACACAAGCGATCCAAACCCAGAAAATCATACGATCACATACAACGTCAGCGGTATCTATAACGCAGACCAGCTGGCAATTTTTTATTCGGTCATTGGAGACCTATTCGAGGATTCGGCTTCAGGGCCAACGTTCCCGGATGACCTTGTCGAAAAAGACGTCGGCAGTCTTGCGTTCACGTTGATTGGGGTAAGCCTCGGAAGTATGACTTTGACATTTGATCTGTCAAAGCCATACCGCAGGGTAGAGCGCAATAAAAATATCTACTGGAAAAAAGAAAAGTACGATCCAGATGACCCAAGTATTCCCACATACCGCTGGAAAGATGACGGCAGTAGATATCTATGTTCTTCATTTTCATTTTTCTGCTGCTGCCCTGATCATCTAGGCGGTGCGCTCGCCAACCTTGATAATGTCCCGAAAAGGGCAACGTTGGATGATATTCCACTGCCCAACGCCAACAGAAGTATTCTGAGCCAGTGGGAAAGCCAGGGCATTGGCTACTACCGGCAGTGGAGAACCTTGCCCCAGAGGAGGGATCAACGCCGTGAGTGCAAGCACATTCATGCTCAGCGCTGGGCGTGCGGTGTGCCGTGGCTGGAGCCTGACGACTATCCAACTGCTGCTGAGAGGGACCTCCTTGAATTTGCGAGCTCGTACGAAAGAGCTCTCAAACCCGAAGAATTTGATATGTATTTCCGGCGCAAACGATTGAGTTGGGACAGATTTGTTCTTTCGATAGCGGAATCATCTGGCCTTGTGATCTTCCCGCCAGGTGACCCTCGAAACAATATCCGACCAAGTGTGGCGCCCATGCTTTGGCATGACACTGAAGAGCCAGACCCTGCTTGGTGTAGAAACAACGACTGGTGGCTTAAAAGGGGCAGCCAGGATTTGAAAATTTTCAACGCAAGTGCTGGTCAATTCCAGGACTTTGTACCCAAGAGCGGCGCGGACTATCCCGTGATTTCGTTTATCGATCCAGACGATCCAAGCGTGCCTAAGATCGTTCGCTAGAAAACTAGAATGACAAAGGAGTGATCCTCTAAGTTCAGAGTCAATCCGATATATGGCAACTCCTATACCAAACGAGCAAGGGGTCATTGCCGCAATTGTTGAATGCATTCAGGCAGCAGGAGGTAGTTTGTCCTCGTATGAACCGAATACGGCTGGCATGATTGAGGCGCTGACTGATTTGCGTATTGCACTTCAGGGTGGTGGCACTGGAAGTCAGTCAATCGCGGCTCTTGCCCCAGGTTTTTCGGGTGAGGCCTTGGACAAAGGCGATGCTGTCTACATCAAGAAGACTGACGGAAAGATCTATAAAGCAAACAACGTCCAAACACGCGAGAAAGCTCAGGTACTAGGCCTTGTCAAGGAAGGAGTTACTGGCCCTGACTTGGCTGTGACCGTCGTGGCGAGGGGGCCGCTTGAAAACCTGACCGGTCTCAGTACAGGGTTTGAGTACTACCTCGATCTGAACGGCGGAATTACTACGACAGCACCTGTCGGTGGTGGTATTTACTCAGCGCAAATCGGACAGGCAATCTCTGAAACAGCGATTGATGTTCATCCCAGTGGGCCTATTTATCTCGTGTAATGGCGCTTAGAAATCCAATCGTTCTGATTAACGGTCAACTTCAGGAGATCCCTGGGTTTGACCGACTGCGAAACAGTGGCAACATTGTTCGGCAACAGGCAACACCTGTCGACCCTGTTGACGGAGATCTCTGGTTCGACACCGGTAATAATCTTCTCAAGATTTGGGACGGATCAGGTTTTACGACTGTCGGCGGCGGCGGTGGTGGTGGTGCTGCTGCGACCGTGTCTCCTACTGCTCCGGCTCAGCCTGGAAACGGAAGCATGTGGTACGACACATCCGAGGGCTTCCTGAAAATTTATTTGGCATCAACTGTTGAGTGGGTGCCATGCGAGACGCAGTTTTTTATTCAGGATGCGGCCCCTACTACTGGACTGCAGCAAGGTGATATTTGGCATAGCCCGCTTCTGACAACATTTAGCATGTACATAGCGGGAACCACTAATGCGTGGGTTCCGATGGGATCCCAGTTATCCGTTACCGATATCCTTGCATTTGGTTGATGGCCACTTTCAAAAGATTTCAAGCAACGGTTGGGAGTCCCGCATCATCCCCGGCCCCGACAACTGTCTATACAGTTCCGGCTTCACAGACATCAGTTGTCACTGGCCTGACAGTGGCAAATATCTCTGATTTTGAGCTTCCGCTCGATGTGTTCGTCACGGTCGGGACTGACGACTACTACCTCGCGAAAGGGCTTCGGATCGGCCCTGGCCAGCAGCAGCGTTTGACTGGCATGGAAAAGATGGTGCTTGGAGCGGATGACGTTCTGAAGTCAGACGCACCAACCGTGGATGGCGGTTCTACAGACACCTTTGTTGTTTGGCTCTCTGTTTACGAGGACGTCTAATGTCAGTCCAGTTAATCAAAGAGGTACAGACTCCAAGAATTGAGGAGTTTGTACCACCTAGCGGCAAGAATGCTTATAGCTTCAGGCTGAATGTTGCGACAGGCCACCTCGACATTGTGCGCAACTCAGGTGGGAGCGTAGTGAGCATTCCTGACCTTTCTATAATCAAAATTGACGACTACCAGGAAACTGTGTGGTCTGACAAGCTTCTAAATTTCAGCTGGTCTTCGACCACCCCCGGACACTTGAACTGTGAGATCGTATGAGCACAATTATTGATCTCGGCAAACTTCGCTTCCAATTCCGGGGTAATTACGACGCAAACACCCAGTACGAATACAACGACGTTGCCAGGTTTGGTGGTGGCGTCTATTGCTACATCAATTCCACTGCATCGGTAGGCACGACGCCTACAACGACTACGCACTGGACCGAGATGGTCAGCGGCCTGCTGGCCTCTGGTGCGTGGGACTCTTCGACTGCTTACGCCGCCAATGAGGTGGTGTCACACGGCGGTAACACCTACCGCTCAATCGCCGCAACCACGAATAACGTTCCGCCTAACTCTTCCTACTGGGAGCTGCTGGCTGGCGGCTACGACTTCAAGGGAGCATGGGCAGCTGCCACTGCTTACAAGAAAGATGACGCGGTTGTCTTCAATGAGCAGTCATATCGTGCCACGACTAATTTCACTTCTGCATCAACACTGCTTGCAGATCTGACAGCTGGTAACTGGGAGCGCTATGCCGCTGGCTCATTTGACAGGGGTGCATACGCAACCAGTACTGACTATTTCAAGGGAGAGCTGGTTCAAACCGGCACAGCTCCTAACCTTGATCACTTCATCTGCACGACAGACCATACGTCTGATGCAAGCGCAGACCCTGGGACTGCACCAGAGAATGCCAACTGGACGCGCTTGATTGCCGGTCAATATACGACCTCTAATGCAGATCGTCAGTACGCTTATTTCCTCGCTGTTGGCGTTTGATGTTTGCACGAAGGCGTCGGGAATCTCAGGCGAGAAACCAGCGTAACCTTGCGCAGAAAAAACGTGAAGGGTATGAACGTCGTTACGCAGTCAGAAACGGCGTTCATAGCCCGGTGACAAGATCTGCGCACATAACTCGGATGATGCACTTCAACGAGCCATTAGGTGAAACTTCACCGCGAGTGCCAGAAATGGGACATCAAGGCGAATAACTAGAGATTTATTCGCTTCCTATACTGAGTAAAAGATCAATAGCTTTGCGGCATGGCCTCCGGTATTAAAGGGACATCTAAGCCCAGCGGGGGCACTCCAACTTTGGCGACAACCCCGCTTGTCACTGCTACTGCAACCACGACGCTGATTCTGTCTGCATGCAACCAAGGTGCAGCAGCTGACACAATTAAGATCGCTGTTATTCCTTCTTCCGAAAGCGGAACGAGCGGCGCAATTCCTGTGCAGTACTACATCGAGTTCGACTTCTCGCTAACCAATAACTCTGCGCTTGAGCGTACTGGCATCACCATGGAGTCAGGTGCAAAGCTGATTGTTGGAAGCGCAAACGGAGATGTGAGCTTCGTCGCTTACGGACTTGAGTCCTGATCGTAGTTAACTAGAAAGGTAAGCTCAATGGCACGTCGACTTCTAACAAGCAGCGGCTCTAGCAGCAGTGGTGGTGGTGGTGGTGGCGCCGCCAGTGGAGACTCTCTAGTCGTCTCGATGACTCCAGTCTCGGAAGTCACCCAAGCAACATCATCGGGGTATAGCTACCAGCACTATCACGTAATGCCCGGAGCTGCGGATAGTATTCGTCACGTAGGGGGATGGGGTTTAAGCAGGTTCTGGACCAGAAGTTCCCCAAGTCAAACGGGCCAGCTTATGCAGTCCGTCACTATTAACAAATCGACTGGTGCTTTAACTATTGGTAGCGAATCCGCTGTCTGGACGAATACCTCAGGCAATGGGCTGAGTACCACCTTTTGCACATACGACCCATACACGGGTTGTTTTGTGTGCGGCGGACATAATGCTTGGCCGGGTTATGGCAGTCATATGTTTGGGCATTCCAGAGGCCGCATTGATGCGGATGGCGTCCTGCAAAGCGGTCAGGGCCAATACACCAACAAGGACCACGGATACAACGGTCTCTACTTTTCTGACTACAACTCAAACGGCTATTTCATGACAGCTGGCTACGACGCCAACAGTAGTAGCCGCAGTCACTATAAAGGCTGGCAGGGAAGTCGTAGCGGCAACCCAGGCAATCAATTTGACACAGTAACCAGCGACTTCACTTCAACCTCCGAAGGACAACAAATTTACGGTCAGTGGGATTACACTCCAACTGGCAACGATAAAGTTGCTGGTGTCGGCATAGCCCTTACCAGCTCTAGTTACGGTCGTGGCATGTATGCGGCCAACGGTAACTACACGACGTGGAACAGCACTTCAAACCTTGGCGTGAACGCCCATTCTTGGTCGCCCCACTTCAGGTATTCTGATGGGACACTTGTCAACCCCAGGCCAAACAGTTTCAACATAACTTGGGGTAGTTACAGTTCCGCTTCCGACAACCCTGCATCTGGCACTGAAGGCTTTCAGAGCTCCCCGAACCTTCATGGGAGTGCTTACCACCATCAGCACATTGGATTAGGCAGTAATCACTGGTTGAGTTTCTCAATGATCGACAGTGATAATGGGGGCATGAAAGGGCGCCCGCTTCTCTGGAAGATTAACGGTAACTACGACCCTGAGACTGTCAAAATCTTTGACAACTCAGTTTCGGACCCGCAAGCCTTTAAGGCGGCTGGGCATTTTATACAAGACGCTACTTGGCACTGTGTCTGGGAAAATGCAACAGATACTTACCCCAAATGGCTTGTTTCCTTCTTGTGGAATAACAACAAATGGAATGTTCGCTCATATGAAATTGCAGCTGACTTCTCTGAATTGATTTCCTGATTATGAATCTCGCAGAACTGCGCACAGAACGCAATGCACGTCTTGCGGCATCTGACTTCTTAATGCTCACAGACGTGTTCAATAAAACGTCTGAAGGTGAGCAAGTTGAACATACTGTGTACCGGCAGAATCTACGTGATCTCCCGGCTCGCTACGCAGATGTAGAGGGTGATATTGAGACTGTGGAATGGCCGCAGGTGCCGAGTGCTCTTGGCTGAAAATGCTTGGAATTATCTTTAAGGGGATAGTTGTGGGCAACTTGGTTGCCCTCAACCTTTTTGCCTGGATGGTCTATAAAACCTTCAACGGAAAGTTGGACTTCCTGAAAAGCGAGATGGCTTTGCAGCTGGAGGAACGCCTGGCTGAGGAGTATGAGTACTTCAAGGAAGACCTCAAGGGAATGCAAGGCGACTTGCTGAAGTCGCAAGAAAAGCTTGTTCCTAAGGGCGGCACTGTTAAGTCAGGTCTGCCTATTTTCTGATGCAGATACCCGATATCGGATTTGCTGGGGTCAGCATTCCAGATGTCGGGATTTACCTGCCACCAGCCAAGCGCGAGTTGTTGATGCCGAGCTTGCCACCTGGGGTGAGCATGGCGCTGCCTGTTGTCCAGGTCCCCGGATGCGTTGAGGCACATGTCGACTCTGACCTCCAGACCGAATTAACCACCAGTGATCCTTCGCAGATCAGGATCTACTGCGATGCCGGCATGCCGGCGTTTGATCCAATGGCATATCAGCCATACCTACAGCAAGTAGACAAGCAGCCAGCGATTCCTAAATTTGCCAACGCAGCTGCAGAATCCAAGGCCGAAACACCTCTCGGCAGTGGTAGGAGACAGCAGACGCAGCTGCCGAAAGTCATTAGCAGGCAGCCACTGCAGTCAAAGCCCCAATGCGAAGAGGGCGAAGTCCTGCGCCAAGGCGAGTGCATCAAGATCGAAAGGCCTGAGCCCCAGGAGTTCACGATTGGTGGCAAGTACCTGCCGCCCCTCGAATCAGTCACAACAACCGCAGCAATCGCGACGACCGCCACAGTTTCAGCACTGCTCGCCAGGCCGATTGCGGACTGGCTGCTGAAGCTGATTAAGCCGGCGATCAAGAAGATTATTGCCAAGATCAAGAAGATGCTTGGCAAGCCAGTCCCTATTCGCTCTGTTCGACAGCGGATTCTTGCTCAGCGTTCGCGGAACCAAGTACTCCGTCAAGCCCGAGATCTGATGGGGTGATCGTCACCTCGTGGACGTGAGGCGTCATCGTCACCTTCTTGGGCTCGACGATGACGTCAGAGCAGACGTGATAAAAGCGGCTGTGCGGTGCGTACCGAATTCCTTCCTGGGCAAGCTGCCCGCAGTGGCGCAATTTGGCGATGGCAAAGTCCAATTCTTTGTTGCGCAAAATCTGCATCTGGATTCTGTTTTGCGTCGTCATCGCTGTTTTGCAGCGCTCTTGGATGCCACCGTCTAGGGGAATTGAGATGGTGGCGCTGATGCCAGCGTTCCAGGAGTAATTGTCCTTCTGGCCAGTCCTGACTGGCTTTTGATAGGCGATTGAGCCCCAGCCATTATCAGGGATGCCGTCAGGGGTCGGCAGACCATTCTCGTCAAGCGGACCACCTTCAATGTCAATCGGGTCGTAGACAGGCTCTAGATATGTCGGCTCATAGGGCAGCTGCCAAGAGTTGCTATATGTCAGAAAAGGAGTCAGGTTGAACGTCGGGCCTTGGCACTGAACGCCAGAGGTTACGGCCGATTGGATGTACGGCCCCTGCAAGATTTGAACGGCCTGATTGGAGACTGACGAGCTGCTCTGAGCGATGGGGTTTGCAGTCGCGCTCACACCACCAACAGAATCAGCAAAAGCAGGATTAGCAGCAACGAGAGAACCAAGTCCAACTAACGCTGAAAGATACTTGTGGTATCGGTAATGCTTCGAGTGGTGACCTTTCGATCGATCGTCGTCACGTTTGAAACACCCGGCCCTGTGTAGGACTCGACGAAGCTGAAGCTTGCCCCTGGAGTCGTTTGCCTCCAGCTGGGCTTGTTGCTCATGTTTAGTTGCGTCCATCCAGCCTGTGTGTCTGAGTCAATCTGAAAGGAAGAAGATTGCGAGCTCACAGAGACATCTCCGCTGCTCGGTTCAACTCCCGTTCCAGAGACTGCGTATGACCAACCTGTGTTGTAATCTATCGACCGAATCAGCTCAGTAGTCTCCTGGGTGGTCTCGGTCCTTGTTGTCATTTTCCCCATGCTGAATGAGGGCACCACGGGGACCGAATGCGCTCTACCTGCAAACAACAGGAGAGCGCCAATAAATAACAGGTGTTTCACTGGTTAACCCCAGTTCAGTACAACTCGTCCTCGACGCCAGGCTTAACGACCAAGTCAGTTTTCGGGTAGGCCACACACAAAAGCACGTAGCCAGCTTCGATCTGCTCGTCGTCCAGGAATGACTGATCGCTTTGATCAACTTCACCGGCAATGATCTTGGCTGCACATGAGCAGCATGCTCCAGCTCTACAGGAGTAGGGCAATGCGATGCCGGCGTCTTCTGCCGCATCAAGAATGTATTCCTCTTCGGGGCAGTCAAATGACTCGATGCCGTTTTCGCCCTGAATTGTGATGCTGCGCTTCATCAGTTGAAAATACTTAGCTCCGAAACGTGTTGAGCAGTAGCCGTTGTGCCTGCCCCTCCAGCTGTAATCGTGACTGCACCGTCAGTGCCCACAGTGCCAGCAAGAGTGCCCGCGACACCCCCGGCCGAAGTGGTGGTCGATCCCAAAACAGGGAGAGTTCCAATCACGCCAGATGAGACAGAACTACCGGCATGAGGCTTATCGCCCTCAATGTATGACTCAGTAAAACTGAAATCTTCGCCCGCCACTTTCACGCTGGCGGTTGTGCCAGTGAAGCCCGGAGCTGTGCCGGCAGAAAACGCTGCAAGGCGACCGATATTCCCAGATGTATTGCCATCTGTTGTCGTCAGGTTCGTCCCGCTGACTGAGTAGACCGAAGGAACTCTTGTTGCATTAGAAGCAGCAGCATCCACGCTCAACTGGACACTGCTGGAGATTCGGTGGATGATATCGGCCTGGGCAGGGGCAGCCAGGAGGCTACTGGCAGCGGCCAGCGCGAGAAGTCTTTTCATCATGCTTTTGGCGATGGGTCATCTTTCTCTTCTTTCTTCTTCTTGCCAGCATCGACCCCGAACGAGACGAGGGTTGATGTGAACACGCTGGCAATGAAGGTCGGATCGATCTGTTTTTGCTCAAGGCCAGGGATCGACACGTAGTTGAGTGTCAAGATCGCACCGGCCCAGCCAAGGATCACAATGCGGACGAGTGTGCCGACGCCTTCGTCATGCCACTCGAACTTGTCTTCTTTCGGCTTTTCGGCCGACTTCTTATCGGACTGCGGAATCATTTCTTTTTAGGGAATGCAGACTGCAGGCCGGAGAGAACCAGCTGAACAACACTGTTGCTTTTGAGCTTCGGATTAAGGGCAATAATCTCAGAAGCAGCTGCCACCAGGATGGCGATCAGTGCAATAGTTTCACTACTCATAGGGAACCTGCATTCCCTGAAATTCTAAGAATCCTGGGTCTTATCAGATTCAGTACAGAATGCGTCGTAGAAAGCACTCATGCAATCAATAACTCCCATCGGTGCTTTATTGAGAGGCACCATGAAGTTCTCCTGCCACCAGGCCTTGTAAAAGCTTTCAATTTCGGTCTTGCTGGGCTTGCTCAACGTGGGCTTGCAACTAAATCCAGTTTGCAGGATTCTTGCAGAATTGGAAGCCATGCGAAACAATTTGAACGCCTAGGCTGCCAAGGTTGAAGAAAAACCGTGGAAACTTCCCCCTCAGTGCAGCAGGACCAGAACCGAGCTGACTACATGGAGTTTCTGTATGAGCTCTATAAGCGAGGCGAGGCGGAACCTGGCCTGCTCGGAACCTATACCGGGCTTTGGCAGCACCACTGCGAGCAGATCAGCGAGCGTGCTGCGGTATTGCAACGGCGTGACTGGCACGAGTCCGGTGACGTAGTCCGCCGAAACTGCGGTCTTGATTGAACGCAAAATGCCAGCCATATCGAGTCCAATGCAGCAGGTTGCTGCTGTCGTTGCGACTCGTGATTTCTTGCTCCGGCTGATTGATACAAAAGAGACGCCACGGATCCCGCGAGAAGTGAGACGTGAAGCAAGAGCGTTACTGCGTCACTATCCAATAGCAAGTGAACTAAGGCCAGTCCTAGAGAAGGGTTTAGGTAAAAAAGATTCGTAGAATAATGTTGGCCAAATGTTGCTAGCTCTATGAGCAGTGATATCGATAAGTTCCGACTTGCAGGTGAAGTGCTTGGACAAGCGCTTGGAAGCCTTTTCGGGAGCAAAAAAGACTCATTGGTAGCGGATTCGACCCCGCCATTTGGCTATGAAAGCCCCTACTACAAGGGGCATCCTTCATTCAAAACACCAAGTCTGCGAACTGCGGACTTTGTGTACGGATGGGATGACGATCGACCGCTTGTCGAAACCGGCGGCTCTGGCGGGATGGACCTTCCCGTGCACGGTTTCGGGGATATGAATGAATATGGCTTGCCGAAAGACATGCCAATCGAAGATCAGCTTGAAGTACTTAGGCGCTATCCGATCAAATGAAGCCAGCACGACAGATTCTGAGTGACCCACGGGTCAACATCCCCGCATCAATGTTGATGCAGGCTGGCTTGTCCGCCTACGGCAACGCGCTTAATGAAAACGAAAAGGAAAAAGCCGATGGTCGGCTTGTCCTTGAATCATTGATGGCCGGCCTTGGTGCAGGAGCTGGTGCTGCGGCTCTAAGGGGAGCTGGTCAGATTGCACCCGAGGTTGTTAAAGCAACTGTTTCGCCGAGAAAGCGCGTCATGATCCGACGGGCTTTGGCGCAAAATCCACAATTGGACCGAGTGCGCCAGGCCATGCCAGCCATTGCAGCGCTGACGGCATCTGGGACTGGCGCCGCCATTGCTGGACAGGCGCTAGCTCCATACCTCGCGGGCAATTTGAACATGGTTGGCGTGCCGTCTATGTCAGGCCGGCAAAATGACTTCTACGAAGAAGATCAACCAGCCCTGTCTGAAGAAGAAATCAACGCAATTGCCGCTGCGGTCATGGCCAATGGCTGAGATAGCAAAGAAGAAAAATCCAGAACTCTGGGAGAAGGCGAAGGCCAAAGCTCGTAAGCGCATGGGCGGCCATTCTGCTCGTGCCATGCAGCTCGCCACCAAGATATACAAAGAATCTGGTGGTCAATATGATGGTAAAAAGTCCTCAAAAAACAAGCTCTCAAAGTGGAGCAAGGAAGACTGGCAAACAAAAACTGAGTACGAAAAAGGAGCAAAGGACTAATGGCAATTAACTACAGCGCCTGGGACAAGGTCAAGGCAAAAATTGATGCAAGAAAGGCTGAGCTGAATCGTGGCGTTACAGACCCATGGCAAAAACTTGCAAATAGCATCAAAGCCAGCAAAGAATTCCGCAAAGAGGGGGATGCCGCCAAGAAAACCATGTACCAAACGTCTCCTGGGGGGACGTATAAGTCATTTATTGCAAACCGAGATCCATTTAGAGGCGGTTACCAAAACTCGCAGGGGAGGTATCTGCAGTTAAAGCATCAGGGAAACACGCATGATCAAATCCTGCGTGCGGGCTATACAGGCACAACTCCCGTTGCCTACACCGGACCCGGAAGTGGTCCTGCCAAGTCCGGTATCGCTTCCACCTATGTAGCTCCTCAGCACAGGACCAGGGATGAGTGGAAGAGGCTCGACCCAGCCGGTTACGAAGATCGATATGGCGAGGTGGACAGGCTGAGGGAACAGCTTGCTGCACTCCAAGCAGTGGTGGATGACTACAAAGACAAATTCGACAAAGACGTCGAAGAAGGTGGTGGCATTGTTGTCCCCAAGCCAGAGGTTGTTGACCCGGAACCTGATACCCCAGTTGTTGACCCCACGCCAGAAGTTGTTGACCCGGAGCCTGATACCCCAGGTCCATCTTCTGACGATTACGGCCCTGCACCGGAAGAGGGCGCTGGTGTTGGCGTACAGCTGCCCAACAACGTTGGCAGCCTTACCAGCTCCAGGGCGTTCGGCTCTCGCAGTCAGGCTGCTGCAGCTCCAGATCCGGTCAGCGCTCAGCCAGTGGCTGCTGCCACGGATCCAACCTCAGTGGCACCGGCACCCGGAGATGCAGACGCTGGTGGCTTGGTTGTGCCAATCAAGGTGCAAGCAGAAGCCCAAGACAAGAGGGCTATGGCAAAGGGTCGTAGCGCTGGTTATTTGACAAAAGGCACTGACTACCGCAAGTACTACAACTCCCGCTTCCGTTGAGGTCGACATGACAGAAGAGGACATCGCTGAACTGTTGGCACGTGTTCAAGAAATGAGGAACGCCATGCTTTTCGAAGAGCCATGTCCTCTGTTTGAGGAGGAGGATCTTCATGGCTGATAAAGCTCGTGAAAAGGGTCGGACTGAGCGGTATCTGCCGAAAGCTGCTTGGGCTTCGATGACCAAGGCAGAACGCAAGGCAACGGATGACAAGAAAAAGGCTGAGTCGAAAGGCAAGCCCGTCAACCATCAGGTCAAAAACACCAAGGCCGCTGCTGAAGCACGGCGCAAAGCCACCGCCTACCGCAAGAAATCATGAGCGAAGAAAAGCGATTTGCCGGCCAAGCGCTTGAGTGCCCGACAGCCACAACGGATGTCGAGGAGAACACCAAAAACCGCGACTGGACGATTGAGAAGTTTGGCTATGGCCCCCTCAATCCAGATGCGCCAGATGATGGATTCTGGGAGGAGAAGGCCGCCCTATGGAATACAGATGTCGAAACGGCCAAGACAGCTCGATGCGCCAACTGCGCTGTCTTTGACCAGACCGGCAACATCATGTTCTGCATTCAGCAGGGAATCAATGCCCAGGGACCGACTGACCCTGCGGAGATGACCAGCGCAGCCAATCTTGGTTATTGCCAGCTGTTCCATTTCAAGTGTGCTGGTGCTCGAACCTGTGATGCCTGGGTCCATGGTGGGCCGATCACTAGCGAGAAAGAGCAAAAGGACGTTGACCCAAGCGTGAGTAGTGAGATGGGCGACGTCATTAAGCAGTTGCATGGCGCTTCTGACAAGCACAAGAACCAAGCGCTGCGCCTCACGTCGCTGATGGAGGACATGCAGTCATGAGCAAGAAGATCCGCTATGCCGGCGAAGTTT